CAGCAATAAATTCAATGAAATCGTCCTGTCGCCCTTCCTAGGGCAATCCATCGGTCCACCCAAAGCAGTGGAGCGCTCCGTTACGGAGTGCGCTGACTTACACGGTGGTGACGCAGATGCATTTGCGTTGCGGTACTTACAGGAACAGGTGTTATCTAAATACGACGACGGGTTGAAGAACCCGAAGAAGGAACAGGTTACCTGGGAACGTTTCTATGAAGCTGAGTCACTTTGTAAAGAGACAAATGCTCGATTTTCAAAACCAATTTATGATGATAGTTCGAAAGGATATTCAATTGTGAGTATTCTATTTTCGGCAAAGCATATAGTTGATAAGATATTGGGTAAGATGGATCTCCAAGAGGTGGCTGACAGAATGAGTTTTGGGCCCGGTGCCACTACACGTTTATCTAGACGTGAGCGGTTCGGAGGCTTTAAATTTTCTGGACAACCAGAAGTGACACAAAGTTGTATCCATTTCGCAGCAGCAGCTATAGCCTCATCGCCCAGTTGGGCGATTGAGGTCTGCGGCTTTACGGACGTTACGTCCATAGGTCGCGCGCTACGCGTTGTAGAGGGAAACAAAGTTATAAAGGTCCCCAAGTCTTACAAGACTGATAGAACTATCGCTAAAGAGCCCTGTATGAACATTTATGTTCAGAAGGGGTTCGGCAGCGTAATTCGAAGCCGTTTGTCTCGGGTTGGAGTGAATCTAAATGATCAGACTTTAAATCAGAATTTAGCCTGTGAAGGATCAATCACTGGTGCGTTAGCAACAGTGGATCTTAGCATGGCTTCCGATTGTTTATCTGTAGGTTTGGTTTATAATTTACTTCCGCCCGTGTGGTTTGACGCACTTGAGCAGTGCCGTAGTCGTCATGGTAAGATAGCTGGTTCTTCGGGAGTAATCCCTTGGAACAAGTTCTCATCGATGGGAAACGGGTTTACATTTGAATTAGAGTCGCTGATTTTCTATGCGATTTCGAGGGCAGTTGTTGATTCGTTTAAAGATGAGTTGGAACGTCGTGTAAGTGTATACGGGGATGACTTAATCGTCCCCTCGTATGCATCTGACCGTCTATTAGAGGTGCTCCGCTTCTGTGGTTTTAAATCAAACCCAGAGAAGACATTTTCAACCGGATGGTTTCGGGAGAGTTGTGGTAAACACTACTTTGCTGGACAAGACGTAACTCCGTTTTATATTCGTAGGCCCTTAGAGACTATTGAGGATATCTTCTTGCTGCATAATAATCTTATGCAGTGGTGGTATAACTTGAGTTTTATGGGTATGGTCAATTCGCAGGGTTATATTATCTGACGCGATCAGAAGATCTATTGAGTTGTTAAACGAGAGTTGGAGTGAGCCTAGATTAGTGGTTGGCCATCCAGTTAAGGATGGCTGTTTCCACGGTTTAGAGTTTCAAGTTAACGAATATAAGTCCGTTGTGACCGTACTAAGCAGTAGACCAACACGCCGTACTCCTACTAGGAGCCAAGGCGCACTAATCTACAGCTTGTCACAGCAATATGGACTCGTTGACGCTCCGTTTCACTCTTTACTACCAAGTGAAGAGCGGACAAGGTTCATGACGAAATTACGCGTCAAGTGGTAATACCACTTCCTTGCTTTAGCGTGTCGCGCCGAGATTAACACGGCGTTTCC